GCCGTGGCGATATCCGGCTGCCGGGCCTTCCCGAACCCAATCAGTTTTTCACGAATATTTGCTGGCATTAGTCGTCTCCTATTTCGGTGAAGCTCACCGAAACCTCGAAGTAATCAATTCCCTCCGCATCGGTTTGCCTGCGGATGGGCGGAACTTCCATCGGATGGCAGGAGGGATGTACAGTTGCGTTCAGCAACGGCTGGCCAACGCTTGTAGGAACACCCTTGGTGATCAGACGGAACAGGCGGTAGTAAGCGGTGGGCGGGTCATCTTCAAACTGTTCCCCGGCACGGAGAAAGATCGAGAACTCATGCTTCCAGACTTCAAAGCCCCCGAAGCTGCCAGGGACCGTCCCTTGCCAGGCGACCATGATGCCCGGTGCTGGCATCTGGTACTTGGCAAGTTCCAGACTCACGTTCTTCGGGTACAGGTCGTGGTAGGCAAAAATCCGCTCGGGGTCCCCGCCGACCTCAGCGACCAGTTCCGGGATCTCTCGCAGCAGGGTTACGAGCGAGTTGGTGATCTCGGCAGCGTTAATCAAAGCGGACGGCTCCCGTGGAACGGGAAATAATCAGGCGCTTCTTTGCCTGCAGGAAAACTTGCTTGGCCTTTTCCATGACCGCCTGCCGGTTCTTGGGAGAGAAAACCAACCAGGGTTCGATCCTGGCATTCGCCAGGCCCTTGATGCGTTCCTTCCGGGAGGTCAGAGCGGCTTTGGAAGAGTTCTCACTGACGGTGCGAAGGGTCAGGTTCTTCAGCATCTTGCCGGTCAGCCAGAGATCACGCAGGTTTCCTTTGCGCAGTTTGCTTTTTTGAATCGCGTACCGCTTGGTGAGCGGCTTGGCAGGGCTGTCGGCGGGACCTTGCGCTGCCGCGAGGCGTTTCTTCACGGCGAGCAAGCCAGCAGCCCCGATCTGCACCATGTCCCGTTGCCGGAAGGTCAGCCGATCCAAACGCAACTGCTTTCTCTGCCAGATGCGAACACTCTTAGCCATCAGATCACCTCACGGTGAAACCGCAAGAGCATCCGCAGGCCGCCCACGCCGTCGTCTTCCTTCCTCACGACCTTGTAGATGGAATCGTCCAGTGTGATCTCGTCCCCAGCTTCAGGGCCGGAGGGAAAAGAAGATTTCTTGGCGAACAGCAGCGCATAGACACCTGGCGCTACGGCTTCCGGCTGTACGCCGGTTTGTAAAATCCCCCGGAGAACAAACGGCGCACCCACCTGCGGCGTGAAAGTTACATCGCTCCCGAACACGCGCAGGCGGGAGTCGTGCATCCGGCTGGCAGCGTCGTCAAACCGCGTGCTCATTAAACGAGGGTGATGGTTGCGGCCAGGCTCGCATTCGGGCGGTACGGGACAAGCAGCGGAGCGCTTTGGGTCATGACGAACCGCCGAGGCGGATCATTCTCAATCCAGGACTTCGAGAAATATGGCAGCGCCTGGTAGCCCGCTGACTCATCCAGGATCGCTCCGTAAGCCTGCACGCCACGGAGGTCGCCCACCAAGAGGACGGTTCCATCCGGCAACACTTTCTGGATTGTGCCGCTGTCGTCCTTATAGCGTCCGCTATAGACCCAGATGTTGAACCCGTCCACCGCGCCCATGAAGTTGCCGCCCGTCTGAAACGCTGCTTCCTGGGCAATCGTCGGCGAAATGGTCAAGGGCCGCTGATCCTTGAGCCGCTGCTTCACCTGGTCGTTGTTGCGGAACTTCTTCCACGTAGCAATATCCATTACAACGTCGTGAGCCTCCGCGCCGCTCTTCTCGGCAATCAGGTCCGCCCAGTCCTGGAGATCATCGAGCGGCAGAGCAGTAGCCACATTCGACCAGTTAGCGGTCTCATCCAGCGCCGCATCCCGGCCAAAGTTCACCTCAACGGTCTGATAAAGATCACCAGAGATTGTGACTTTCCCGGTGCGGAGCACGGAGGCGGCCATCCACTCCTTGCGGCGGCGGATGAGTGTGATGTGCTGCATGAGATAGTCCGCCAGGATGAGCCGCTGTCGATCCGTCGGAGCCAGGCTCCCACCGATCTGCTCGCCCTTGTACCGCTTGAGCGGACGGCTGTTGTCCCAGACGTTTTTCGGCTTCACGTAAGCCGGTTTGAACGTCTTGGTGGTGAAACCCACGTCCGACATCACTCGCCCTTCGACGACGGGGGAGACGAATGGGGCCAGGCCCATCACGTCATTCTCAACGTCGAAGTGGATTTCCTCGGACTGCTCCGTCTGGATCGCCGGAAAGAACCGATCCAACAGGAAACTGGGCGGCGTCTGCAAACTGTTCACCACCCCGGTCATTACATTGGTTGAAAACAGGTCCATGTTCTTTTACCTCCAAAAAGTCTGATCCCTCGGCTTCGCTCGGGACAGGTTGAACGTTAATACGTGGTCTTCACGTTGATGAGATGGATGCCCTTGCCGCGCAACCCCTCGCGGATGCTGTCGGCGGTGTGAGCACCGCCCAGGACCAGCTTGCTTTCGTCAAACCCACCCGTGAAATAGGCGATGGTGGTTTTGTCGGCAGCCGAGGCATCCGTGTCCTCGGCGAGAATGGCATCCGGGGTTTGAGAACCGTCCACAGCGCCAGGGTCCGAAAGTTTGTATTTGCCAGTGGCTGTGATCTTGCCCAGAACGGCGCCTCTTGCCCGGTTCTCCCCGGACAGAAGCGTGATCTGCCGGCTCGTGACCGGATGCTCTCCGATCAGCAAACCGTCCAGGTTGAAAGTGGCGGAAGAAAAACTCGCAGGCATGTGTTAGCCCTCCTTCTTGATTTGGCCGGCCAGAACGAGAATCCGCCGGACTCAGCGGCTTCGTTCTCCGGGTTGTCGGCGTCGGCTCCGACCTCCGGGTTTTTCACCCTGGCCATCGCCTCCGCGAAACTGTTCCTAGATTCAACCGGCGCAGCGGCAAGCAGCTTGCGCGCCTGCTCCGGTTCGCTGTCGGTTTCAAGCGCAATGGTCCGCGCCAGCGATTCCCGGCCCTTGGCTTCCTCGCAGCCGAGAATCGCGCGGATGCGCTCGCGCTCGACCGTCCTGCCCACCGAGCTATCCGCGTTGGCTTGCGGCGCGGGCTGGTTCGGAGGGCTTTTTGTCTCTGGGGTTTCGGCAGCTTTTGGTTCTGCCGTGGTTCCACTGTTCATTACACTGTTCTCCTTTCCCGTGATTTCGGACGGAGAGCTGCTGAAGCTGACACTCGTTCTCCCGTCCAATTCGGCCTTAAACTCTCGCAACGCCTGCTCAAACGTCCCCAGGCGGTCGGCAAGTCCGAGCCTGATCCCGTCTTGGCCCGGATACCAGTCGGCTTCTGTGGCGAGGATGGCACTCTCGGTTAACCGCCTACCCTGCGCGACATAAGCGACAAACTGCATGCCTAGCCGATTGACCTCGCTTCGAAGCTTCGCTTCCGCCTCGGGGGACAACGGCAGTTCCGGGGAGTAATCCGCCTTCCGCGCTCCGAACGTGATCACCGTCGGCTTGATCCCCTCTCGCTCCAGCCAGCGCGAGAAATCGTAATGGACTGCGATCACGCCGACCGAGCCGACGCCGCCTGTGCGCGTGGTGTAGATGCGATCCACCTGCGAAGCCAGCAAATAGGCTGCAGAAAAAGCGTTGTCATCTACGGAGGCCCAGACCGGTTTTACCTTCGCTGTTTCCCGGATCACATCCGCTGTGTCAAACACGCCATCCACTTCACCGCCGTAACTGTTCATCCGCAGCAAAATCCCCCGTACCTTCTCATTGCGCATCGCGGCGCTCGTCCAGTCTCGAATCCGGTCGTACCCGGAGCGATTGACAAGGATGCCGCTGACGGGGATCACTTGGACTCCATCCTCGGCCGCATCTTCGTAAGGCCAGGTTCGCAGTTCAGTGGCGGTCTCAATGCTTCCCCAGACATCGGCGGGATCGATGAGGCGAATCATTGCTGGCCTGTTCAGCAGACACCGGAAGGCTTTGTAATTCATGCTGGGGCCACCTCTTCCTGATCCTTGCTGGCCTGGACGGGCCTTTGGCTGGAGAGTTCGGCTGCTTGCAGCAGGTCGAGTTCTCTCATGCGCTGGCGCTCGCTCGCCCGCTGTTCCAGCGTCTCCTCCCAGTCCTTGCCTTGTTCGGCGCACTCATCCTCGAGCGTTGATATACCGGCGTCCATGCGGATCTGCGCCGCCTGTGCTTCCTTCACCGGATCAATCCAACCACGCCCAGGGCCGATCCACTTGCAGCGCTGATAAAACTCGCGGTTCTCGTAGAAATCCGGGGCTTCGACAAGCCCGGATTGCACGACCTCTTCCAGCCACAGTTCGTAGACCGGCGTCGCCCACAGAGTGCCGAGCAACTGGCGTGTCGAGTTGAAGAACCGCCAAGCCTCAAGCAGCGCAGCGCGGGCGCTCGAATAGTTCGTTTTGGAAAAGTCTTTCAGAAGCAGTTCGTAGGGCAGGTTCAGCCCGACTGCGATGTGTCGAAAGACGCCGGTCACAAACGAGTCAAAAGCGTTCGCGGGTCTGCCCGGAGTGAACGGCTGGAGCTTGTCACCAGGGTAAATTGGGATGATCGCGCCGCCGCGAAGCGGGGCCACATACTCACGTCTTTGCTGAAGCCATGCTTTGAACTGTTTGCTGTTCGGATCGGCTCCGAATAGCTCCGCGATGGCGGTTTGCTCCATCGGAGTCTCGATGAACGCGGCAATCATCGCGTTCACGATGGCCGCCTGCAGCTCGGCGGACTGATAGCGGTCCAGCATCCGGAACTGCGCAAGCACTGCGCTCAGGATTGGCTTCCCACGGCTTTGCCCAACGCGCTCGCGATCAAAGACGTGGATGATGCGCCGCCGACCCCAGGGAGTGAAGGCAGGCACGCGCTCCCACTCGTTGCCGCTGAATCGCATCATGGTCCCATACCAGTCGCCGGGATGCGTTTTGCGAATCCAATAGGCGATGGGTGCGCCACGCTCGTCGATTTCAATCCCGCCGCGCAACCGCTCGTAATCAAGCCGGCCATTCGGACTGCTCAGGCGATCCGGTTCGATGAGTTGAATCCGGGTTGCGTATCGCCCCAAGCCGGGGAGCCACAACGCCAACCCCAGCGCCTCGCCATTCAGCAGCATGCTGCGCAACACCAGGCGCGTCATCGTCCAGAAGTTGAGCGAGCTCGCAGCGTCGATGCCGTTCGAGCTAGCCCAAGCGAGCCAAAGAGATTCAACTCGCGTTGACCACTCTTCGGCCCAGGCCTTGTCTCTTCCGAGCATCCAGTAGTCCGGAAGACTGGAGAGGCGCAGCCCCGTGCCGACGATGTTGTCCAGATGCGTCTGAACAGCGCCCTGCGCGACGCCGTGGTTGCGTGCCAGGTCCCGCGAACGCGCAACCAATGTGTCCAAGTCTGGGAGCAGGTCCGAATCGGCGCTGCCCTTGATCGGATTCCAAGAAAGCAGAGCTTTGTCGTCTGTGGAGGCACCCCCGTGGGCTGCGCCGAGAAACCTCGGCAACCCCGTGGCTTCAAGACCACGGCGAATTACATTCAACAAACCTTGTTTCATTGGCTGAGATAAATCGGTCGGCGGCGACCGTTCGTCAGAACTTCCTTTTGCTGCAAGAGCCAGGCATGGTAACGTTGCAAACCGTCCAGGTTCGCCTCGCTATACCGCA